TGCCTTATAGATAGCCCAGTAGTCGGCACCGCTGATGCCCTTGGTCTCGGCAACACGCCTGTCGTGTGCAGCTAGTGCCCGCTGCTTACGTAACCCCCTGTCGCACGAGGTACAGTACTTCAAATGGGTGCGGCTCTTCGACTTCTTCCTGCCGCAGTTCTGACATACTTTGCCGGTCCACGCGCTCAAGGTGCATCCTTAGAACAGGGTGAGCTGACCATCTATCTGCAGGTTCTTCAGCCGGTTGATCTCACGGTGAATGTAGAAGCATGCCTTCTCTAGGTCCTCCACCTCCTTCGCTGGGTCCTTTACACCAGCGCGCCACACGTATTTGATGGCGTTGCCACGGTTGTTGTTGAACCACTCTGTTACGTCCAGGCACTCGATGCCATTGGGCAGGCTCGTGTAATGATGCGGATGATGGACGGAATCGCTCACAATGGCACGTGTTCCTTCCGGTGGCAGTTCGCGCAAAGCACTTCGCATAACGCTATCTCCTGTAGTATCCGGTCCCAACTCCACGTCCCCCGGTACAGTCGCGCTACCGTAGAGGTCTTGGTTGCCGGGTCCAGATGGTGGAAGTCCAGGCACCTCGGATCGTCTTCCCCACAACGAGCGCAACCCAGCTCGGTCTTCATTGCGTTTAGCTTTTCCTTCTTCTCGGCTCGGTACTTCCTGTGCCGGTCGTTGTAGTACCCCGGCGGTCGTACGTAGGGCATCTTCTTTCTCCTGATGGTTAACCGGGTCCGAGTGGCCCTTTCCTGCGGGCACCCACTCGACCGCCCCAGCCTGGGCGGAAGCCTCTGCGTGATCACTCATGCTCATACACCTTACACTTCGCGCAGCCGGTGTCTTCATCCTGGCCGTCGAACGGGCAGGCTGGCACGGGTGCCGCTCCATCAAGGGCATCCACTATCGACTGGGCCTTGTCTAACAGTGGCTCGTAGATACTGGGGGTGAGCTTGACCGTGAACTCCTTAGTCTGTTGATTACTCTTAAACTCGTAGAGCAGCACCGCCGTGCTAAAGTCCAGCCCCATTGACCGAGCCATGTACAGGTAGATATTAGTCTGCCTGATGTGGCTGACGAACGGGCGGCGCAGGTCCTTCCAGATACTGTCGTAGTCGTAGACACCGATGTCCTTGTAGTAGTGCTGAGCCATCAGCTTGGGCGCGTCACGACGCACTGTGCCGGGCCCGATGGTCTTTATCTCAACCAGATACCCGGGATAGCCCATCGCCCCGTCCTCGCGCCCACGGAGCCGCAGGGGGGTATCCTCCAGGGCTACCTCCTTGTACTCCCAGAGGTGGCCATAGCACTGGGTATAGTCATGCTCCTGATCGTACATCAGCGGTTCAAGTTCGTTGCCGGTTTGCTTGCCGCAACAGATGCAACGCCACACCCCCCAGAGCTTGCCGGTCTGCCGCATCCGGCGCTGCCACTTCTGCTCTACCGAGTGGCCCTCATCGAAGATAGATTCCAGCGTGAAGCTGAAGTCCTCATCGATGACCACGCCCGTTGATATCCGGTAGTAGGTAGCGCGGGGGCACCAGTCAGACCTAGCCATCTCCGACGGGTAGATGTGGTCGGTTGAATGTGAATGGTCATTGAACTCAGCGAGCGCTACCTTCTTTAGCTCCGGTAAGAGGACACCGCCCTCCTTCTTGATCTTGGCACGGTCACGCATTCTACCCACGGGCTTCACGCCCGCACCCGGTGCAGTAGTAGAGGTCTTCGAGGTCGAAGTAGGCAACTTCCTCTTCACAGTCATCGCAGAACCTCAGATTCCCTTCCCAGTGCCAGTCTAATTCACTCATCATCGTCATCTTCCTCTCCGTCCAGCTCGGCCCGAAGAATAGCCGGGTCGTACCACTGTGCGGGCTCACCAGGTGGGAACCAGGTCCACTCAGGGCGCGGTACTCGCCCCCCTCTGAGCGGCCATTGCTTTCGTATCGCCTTCCGGTCCAGCTCACTTGTGCCACCCCACACACCCTCCTTGCAGTTATTAACGAGCGCGAACAGCAGGCACTGCTCACGGATAGGGCAGACACCATGCTCGTTGCAGAACTCCATCGCTGTCGGCTCGTCCTCGAACCAAGGGTCGTCACCATTGATAGCCATGCCCTTGCACTTTGCGCGGGCCCACCCGTCTGGTGCCTCCACCCTCAATTTTAAGACCACTAGATGCACCCGCCCGGCCGGTCGCAGCAATTGGCGACGGCCTCACGCATATCTCCTATCGTGACGCGGAGGTGCTCAATTTCATCGCGAGCTAGAGCCAGCTCTGCCTGGTCAACGAGGTAGTCATCCTCTGTAAGCACGACGTACCGCTGCCGCCTGGTGTACTGGTTACTAGGCGTCTCCATGAACTCAACGGCAAATACCATCCGGCGGCCAGCCTGCGTAGCATGTATCCATGCCTTGATAAGGTCCTTTACCTTCAGGCTGTAGCTTGCCTTCTCGGTGTACTTGCATTCGATGCTACTGGTCGGAGTAGTCACGTCGTTCTTCCTCACCCATCCTGCGCCGGACTGGCTGTTGACCCTGCCACCATACCGCTCGGCCGTGTCCCGCTCCTGCTTCTGACTCCTCTTCCCTTTGCTGTGCTTACCGACAACAGGTTCACTGCGCCTAACTCTGTCCATCAGCCGCTGCCTTCCTCCTCTTGGGTGCGGGGGCGGCACGGGCCAGGTCGTCCAGCCTGCGCGGGTCTGAACTGATTTCAAGCACCTCGGCCGCTAGCTGCTCCTGGAGTCCCTTGTCCTCGCGGATGGCTGCCTCTGTCTCGGCCCTGGACTGCCACTTCTGCCCGGCGTAATGATGCCATGAGCCACTGAGCTGGATGACACCGAAGAGGACACCCTGGGAGACGTACTCCTTGCCCAGGTCATAGTCGCCACGATGGAAGCCGGTGGTGATGGCATTCCTGAAGTAGAAGTCCACCTCTGCCTTCTGCCTTGGCGCCGCGCTCTTATTCTTGATGGTCTCGATGACCACCGCCTGCCCCACCTTGACCGGCTTGGGCAGACCGAAGCGCTTCTCCTCTATCCACTCAGCCCGCGCCAGCTTGGCCCGGACATAGAATGCGTAGTCCTTACCATAGCCACCAGGACTTGTCTCTGGCTTGCCGAACCGCTGGAAGGTGCCTATCTTATCCCGCCATTGGTTGACCACGATGCCAAGCATCGGCCGCTCGGTACCATCGGGACTGCGGCGCGTTGCCTTGCCTGCCTTCCTCCAGAACTTATTGAATAGCTTGGCACCGGCTGCGACGGTCGCCTCATTCATGGCGTTCTCGTCCTCCTGGTCCGGCAGCATTGCGGGATACGAATCGAGCACCAGGCAGTCGTACAACTTTGACTCGGCCGCATCCAATAGGAAGTCTAAGCCCATCTCCATTTCCTGGGTGGGTGTGACCACCACCCGGTCATTGTCCACGCCTAGCGCGGCGGCCTGGTCGGTGTCATAGATCTCGCTGGCCAGCCAGAAGGTGGTGAAGTCCTTGTCAATGGCCTGGTTGGCAGCGATGGTCTTGAAGACCAGAGCGCTCTTGCCACTGCTCTCGTGGCCGATGATCTCTGCCCACTGGTTGCCGGGCCAGCCACCACCGAGCGCCACGTCTAACGACAGGCTGCCTGTGGTGTACCGCTTGGGCACCACGATGTCGGACGCTAAGACAACGGTGTTGGGGCCCAGCTTCTTATTGCGTTCATTCACCCACGCTTGTACTTCAGGACTTAGCGCCACTTATTCTCCAGCTCCTCCATCTTATTGAGCACATCTACGCCGTCAATGCTCTCAGGCTTATCCTTGAGCCATTCCCTCAGCTCTTCCCACGGCTCATCCATAGGATGTATCTTACCATTACACGTTGGGGGTGGCAAGACCAAAGTTCTTCATGCCATGAGCCTGCCGGGTGCTCTGTGCTGGTGCATTGCTGCGGGGTGACATCGCATTGCCCACCTGTCCGTCGGACATTCGCCTATCGCTGGAGTAGCCGCACAACCAGCAGTGCCCGTGGCCCTGCACGATCAGGTAGTCAGCGCCGTCGCAGTTGGGGCACAAGTCGGTCGGCTGATCCTTCACCCACTGCGGCACGTGGTTGTCGTTGTACCCCTGCTCGTAGAACTGCTGTAGCTGCTGCTGCTGTGGGCTCGCCGGGGCGGGCGGGGGGACCGCCAGGTTATGCTGCACCTGGTTGTACTGCGCGGGTGTTGAGGGTACCGTTGGGCGCGGTGTAATGCCTCGCGCCTTCTCCCAGAAGTTTGTCATTAGTGGCACTCCTTGTGCGGGCAGACGCCATGGTTGCTACGCCTACCGCAGTTGCAGTTATAGCATAGCACCTGAAAGCGGTCAGCATCCTCAAAGTTAGTCCTCACTAAGATTCTGAAAATCTTATCCGGGCTCACGTTTCGGCCTTCTCCATTAGGTCCAGCCAACTGACGCCTATGCTCCGCGCCATCATTATTCACATGGTCCAGCGTGAGGAATATGAACTCAGTCTCACCACAGCACGCACACTTACTCCCATAGTATTCGAATACCTGCTGCTTGACAGCCAGCCTATGGACCATGCCATAGTTTCTTTGCCGTTCCTGCTGGTCTGGGCGGTTTTGCACGTACTCACGCGCGTACTTGTTGTAGCAGTCCCGGCAGTACGTGCGTATCTTT